AGTACACCGGGCGCACCTAACTCTAATTACGGATTTTTTAATAAGTTCGGTAATAGAGATGGCGGTGGTGGTTGGGGTGGTATGTGGATGGATTACAATGGTGGGGATTGTTATTATGGCAGTACTACAGTTAGTTCTTCAAATGCAACTTGGTATAAATTAGCAAAAGCAGACGGTGGCAACGTATCAGGCACTTGGGGCATTAATGTAACAGGCAACGCGGCAACGGTTACAACTGCAGCACAGCCAAATATTACATCTGTCGGAGCATCTTTATCTGTTGGGTCTTATGTCTCAATGGGCCAAAGACATGCAGAGGGCGGGGATGTAAAACTAGGTAATATTGCAGGAACATCGGGTGGGTGGATTCAAGGATATCTAACTGGGATTCGATTTGTAGATTGGGGCTGGACAATTACCACCTTTCAAGTGGATGGTAGCGGTAACGCAACTGCCACTGCAAACGTAACAGCGTATTCAGATGAGCGCAGAAAAGAAAATTGGCGACCAGTTGCAGATAACTTTGTAGCGCAATTAGCAGAAGTTAAATCAGGTATTTATGACCGTACAGACATAGAGGTCACTCAAGCAGGGGTATCAGCTCAATCGCTACAAAAATTACTTCCAGAAGTTGTAATGGAAGATGAAGGCGAAGAAAAATACCTATCTGTAGCGTATGGCAATGCCGCACTAGTCTCTGCAATTGAACTAGCCAAAGAACTTGTTGTACTAAAAGAATTAGTTAAAGAACTAAAAGCGAAAGTAGATCGTCTTGAAGCTACACAACCTAGACATATAGGAGCATAATCATGGCACTTAATTCATCAGGCGCAATTAGCCTTGCTGGTACAACCGCAGGTCAATCTATTGCGGTTGAGCTTGGGTTGGGTACAGCAACGCAAATTAGCCTTAATGATACCGCAGTAAGAACCCTTGCAGGTGTAGCTAGTGGCGCAATTACAATGCCTACTAATTTTTGGGGTAAAAGTAATGGTATCCCTGCAGGCCAACAACAATATATCACTGCAGGTACCTTTTCGTGGGCATGCCCAACAGGGGTTACAGCTGTCAGTGTTGTCTGTGTTGGAGGAGGCGGTGGTGGCGGTAACAACAACGCAGGGGGTACCGGTGGTGGTGGCGGCGGGCTAGGCTGGAAAAACAATATTTCGGTAGTTCCAGGAACAAGCTACACAGTTGTTGTCGGAGTAGGAGGAAATGCAGGGAGTAACACTAACGGTGGTATTGTCTCCGCTGGAGGAAATAGTTATTTTATTAACACCGCTACTGTTGCTGGTTTTGGTGGAGGTAAGGGTACGACAAACACTACAGCCAATGTACCAGGCGGTTCGTTTGTTGGTGATGGTGGTGGCACAGGCGGTGCTGGCACGGGTAGAGCAAGCGCTTCGTACTGTACAGGTGGTGGTGGTGCTGCGGGGTATAGCGGAAATGGGGGTAACAGTGGAGGCCCCACCGTAAGCGCAGGTGCCGCAGGTTCAGGTGGTGGTGGCGGTGGCGGTGGTGGAGCTGGTACTAATACAACCGCTGGCGGCGGTGGTGGGGTAGGCATATTGGGGCAGGGAGCAAACGGCGCAGGGGGAGCAGGTTCTACCATTAACAGTTATCCTGGCGGTGGTGGTTCTGGTGGTGCACCTGGAAATCCTCCTCCCTACAGTAGCGGTGTTGGGGCACACGCAGGGGCATATGGCGGCGGCGGCGGTGGCTGTGATGGGTTGGGTGGTAGGGCTGGCCGCGGGGGTGTCGGAGCGGTTAGAATTATATGGCCTGGCTTAAACTACCCAACTAGAGCTTTCCCTTCAACTAATACAGGAAATGTATAATTATGGAAAATTTATGGATTGAAATTATTAATGGACAAACGGTTAATCACCCGTACTTAGAATCTAATTTATTACAGGCGTGCCCAGAATGGAATGGCGTAGTACCATTAGATAGATTTGCTCCATTCATTAGGCGTGAACCTCCACCAGATAAAATAGTAATTAGTGTAGAATACCAACTAGTTGATGGTGTTTGGACTGATGTATTTGAGTGTACCGATATACCAACAGAAGAACCGCCAGCACCAATAGAAGAACTACAACTAGACTAAATTTTAAATAGTGTAATATCAATTAGGAAATAAAATGGCTTTGACATTAGACTTAGAAGCACCAGAAATAAACTTAATTTTATCAGCACTAGCTAAATTACCTCTTGAGGTAGTTGAACCAGTATTTAATAAAGTTAAGATGCAAACAATTACTCAAATTAAACTAAAAGAGAGTGAAAACAATACTAATGATTCAAATGTGGAATAATAATTTTAATATTAGATTCAACAATACAAAAGTATTAGCAGCAAGGAAACCAGCTTGGGCTCCAAACAAAACAAAAGATCCCCAAGTTGTTTCTCCAACTCTTAAAAAGGATAATACTAGTGAATAAATTTATTTTACAAAGAGAAATAGAAAGCGAACAAGGTTGTTTTGGTACTCTACGTATCTTTGATAAAATATACAATACACTAGAATTACCTTGGAAAGAAAACAAAAATAATATTTCAAGAATACCTGTTGGAACTTATCCTGTAAGATGGTCTTTATCCCCACGATTAAGAGTATATACATACGAAATTATGAATGTACCAGATAGAGGAGGTGTAAGAATACATAGTGGAAATCTGGCAGGTAATCCTGATGAATATCAAACTCATAGCAAGGGTTGTCCTTTACTTGGCTATAAAAGAGGAATTATAAATGGGCAAAAAGCTATCTTAAATAGTCGATTAGCTGTAAAAGCTTTTGAACGACAAATGGATAAGCAAACATTTTTATTGGAGGTAAGAGAACATGCTTGAATTACTATTAGGCACTTCAGGTGGCTTTCTAGGAGTGCTTGGGGCTTTGTTTAAGCATGGCCTTGAGATTTACCAAGAAAAGAAACGTGAAGATGCTGCACTCTCAGTATTAATTGAAAAGAATAAACATGAATTATTAATGACAGATAAGGAAATTGCTATAATTACTTTAGAAGCTAAAAATGCTAATGTATTAGCTGAATTAAATGCATCTAAAGAAATTGAAGTTAGCTCTTATAATGCTATGGCAAAAAGCTATGATGCAGATAAAGCTACTTATAGTAATGCTCCTACAAGTAAATGGATGATTGCTGTAGATTTTGTCAGAGGAATGACAAGGCCAGCATTGACTCTCTATTATGCTATTATGTTATCTGTCTTTACTTTCTGTATCTGGTCTTATATACCAGTATCAGTAATGAATGATCCTTTGTTTCTTAAAGAAACATTTTATCGACTCGTTGATGCGCTAATCTTTGTTACTACTACTTGTGTACTTTGGTGGTTTGCAGCTCGACAATTGAATACAAAGGTAAACTAATATGGCTGGTAAAAGTGGCGAAATAGTTACTAACCCTAAACAAGCAATTGCTATCGCATTAAGCGAGGCTGGCAAATCTAAACCTAAGAAAAGAGAGTTACTAAATGAATAAAATTCAACCAAAACTAAACATGCCTAATAACATGAAACCTACTATTCAAACACCAACACAAGAAGTAGTTGAAGAATCAGTTGAAGTACTAGAAGAAATTTCAGTTATGACAGAAGAATTAGTTGTAAAAGATGTATATAAAGCAGAAGAACCTGTTAATAAACAACACGCTGAAGTTTTAAGTCGTTTAACACAAAATGATTTAGTACCTGCTAACCAACATCCTTCTGAAAATACTCCTTCAAACTGGTATTTAACTCCACATAACGATAGCGACTTAGTGGATGCAGTAAATACTGTATCAGGCAGACGTATTACTTGTACTGTGAAAGAATTTAATATTATATTGAAAGGTTAATCATGGCCGTAAATAACGCTGCCCAACAAATCAAAACAGTTGCAGATCCAATTGCTGCATTTGATGATATTATGCCTTTATGGGCAAGAAGTAGAGCGGTTTGTAGTGGTGAACGTTATGTTAAAAACTATGACCAAACCATTGATAATGTTTACTTCAGTAATTTATTGTTACCATTTTCGCCATCAATGACACAACGTCAGTTTGATTTCTATAAGTCTGAAGCAGAGTTTCCTGGAATGGTTTCTCAATATGCTAAAACTCTTGTAGGCGGATTATTACGTAAACAGCCAACATTAAAATTACCTGAGAAAGTTCCTTCGGAAGCACATCAATGGATTATGGATGCCTTTGCTCAAGATAATGCACCATTAGCTTCTTTCTTAGATCGTGCATTATGGGAAGAAGTACAAACAAGTCGTGCTTGGGTTTATGTAGATTATCCTGTAATACCTAATCCTGAAGAATTAAGTGCAGCAGAATATAAAGAATATAAACCATATCCATTATTACTTTCAGCAACTTCTGTAATTAATTGGAAAACCTCTGTTGATAAAAAGGGTATTCAACAGTTATCTATGCTTGTAATTCGTAGTTACGAAGAAGATACTACTAAAAATGAATTCCACCCAGAATTTGTTGATATTGTTTATGTACATGAAATATTAAATGGAATGTATCAAATCCGTAAATATCGTAAAGACTCCACAAATATTTCTGAAAATGCTCTTGAAAAACGAACAATTAGTCATATAGCACATCCTGTATATAAGTTAGTTGAAACTAAAACAGACATTATGTACAATGGCGAGCGTTTAAATTTTATTCCTGCTTGGCCTTTAAATGGTTCTATTGAAATTACAGAACCTTTACTTACACCATTAATTGATCGTGAAATTAGTTTATATAATAAAATTAGTAGACGTAATCATTTGTTATATGGCGCTTCTACTTACACACCGATTATTATTTCAGATATGAGTGATGAAGACTTTGATAAAATTGTATCTTCAGGTCTTGGAACTTGGATACGACTACGTCAAGGGGATGATGCTAAAGTTCTTGAAACACCAACGGGTGCTTTACAAGATATGGAAAAAGCAATTGCAGCTACAGTAGAAGATATGGCTAAAATGGGTATTCGTATGTTATCCCCAGAATCAGCCCAATCAGGTGTAGCTTTAGAAATTCGTAATGCTTCTCAAACAGCACAACTCGGTACATTGAATACTAAAATTAGTAATACAATGTCTGATATTATTGCATTTATGCTTAATTGGCGATATGACTTACAATTAGTTTCTTCTGATATTGAATTTAGTTTGTCAGCAGACTTTAACCCAACTCCACTAGGTGCTGATTGGTTACGGTTAGTTACAGAATGGTATCAAAATGGTCTTATTCCTCGTTCAGTTTGGTTAATGGTATTAAAACAAAATGATATGATTGCCCCTGATTATAATGATGAGGATGGTAAGTTAGAAATTAATGGGGATGAAATGGTCACTGGAAATTCTTCTGGTGAAAACTATTTAGATAAGTTGAAAGACATGTCTCAATAAGGGGTTATAATGATTAAACGTATCTTGGTTATTCCTGATACTCAAGTAAAACCTGATGAAAATTACGATTTCTTATCTGATATTGGAAGATATGCTGTTAAGATTAAAGCTGATTATATAATTCATTTAGGTGACTTTGCAGATATGCCATCTCTATGTTCACACGATAAGCCTGGCTCTAAGAGTATGGAAGGTCTTAGATATAAAAAAGACGTTCAATCAGTATTGGATGCTCAACAATTATTATTAAATCCTATTAGAAAAGAACGTTTAAGATTAATAGCAATTAGGCGTAAACAGTGGAATCCAAAATTAATTATGCTTTATGGAAATCACGAAAATCGAATAAACAGGGCAATACAAAATGACCCTAAATTAGAAGGTTTAATTTCTCTTGAGGACTTAAAGTATGAAGAAAATGGTTGGAATACTGTTCCGTTCTTGCAGCCTATTAATATTGAAGGTGTTGCTTTTTGTCATTACTTTATTAGCGGTGCTATGGGTAGGCCTATCAGCACTGCTCGCGCACTTATTGCTAAATTGCATCAGTCTTGTATTGCAGGGCATCAACAAGGCCGAGATATATTTTACGGAAAAAGAGCAGATGGAAAAACAATGACAGCTATTATTGCTGGTTCTTGTTATGAACATGATGAAGATTATTTAAATATTCAATCTAATAATCATTGGCGCGGTGTTTATGTTTTAAACGAAGTAGAAGATGGTCAATTCGAAGATGTACCGATTTCACTTGCTACATTAAATCAAATGTTTAGTAAGAAACGAAAACGAAATTAATTTAAGGAAATCAAATGGCTGATAATGTAAATACTCTGATATATGATAAGAGTGTAGATCGAAGCGCCATGATAAGACTTTACGAAAGACGCGTTAATGGTAAAGTAGAGCTTATCGTTGACGGTCACACAATCAGAGTAGATAAATTAATTCAAGAAGCTCAACTCTCTGGTAAAGGTATAAATAAATTCTTTGATTTATTAGATACCGAAATCACTAAAACTTTCAAGGAGGTGAACACAATCTCCAGTCGTTCTCTATTAGATTTAGTCTCCGATCAAATATCCTACACATATCAAAATCTAGAAGCAGGTGTAGGGAAGATTTGGCGTACAGCTAAACCACAAAGACGAATTGCTGAGGAAATTGTTTTAACTCGCCCTTTATATAACGATAAAACTCTGTTGCAAGGGTGGGCTGGCGTCAGTGTTGGTGAAAGAAAAAGAATTGAACAAGTTATTAGAAAAGGTCTATCAGAAGGTAAAACTTCAACTCAATTAGCTCTAGATATTCGAAAAGGTAATGTTTTTAATATTACTAGAAATCAATCTAATGCATTAGTAACAACAGCAATTACAAGTGTAACAGCTCAAACAGATCATGAAGTATACAAGGCAAATGAGAAAGTATTACAAGGTTGGCAATATGTTTCAGTATTGGATTCAAGAACTACTCCAATATGCGCTCACCGTGATGGATCTATTTATCCTATCAGTGATACTTCTCATCTTCCTCCTGCTCACTTTAGGTGTCGTTCTACTACAATACCTGTTGTGAAGTCTTGGGAGGATTTATCAAAACTTGAGAATGTAGCACAAATAAGAAAAAGAAACTTTGCTGATTTAAGTCAAAAGCAAATACAATTTTATGATGGTCAAACTCCATTGAAAGAGTCTTATGATGAATGGTTACGAAGACAGCCAACAGATGTACAACTCCGACATATTGGAGACTATGACAAACTTGAGATATTCAGATCAGGACAGCTTACGCTTGATAAGTTTACTAATCCTTCAGGGAACTCAGTCGGAATCAAAGAATTACGACAGCTTACAGATTCGGGTTACGCCATTCAAGGGGATACACGCAGATTTGCAATCGCAAAAGAGCGTTTGGATACCATTAAGCTTGGAGCCGCAAGACCTGATGATTTCCTAGATAATAAAGAATTACAAAAAGCTTTACGAGAATATTACTTATTACAAGCTGGTGAATTAGATGGTAATCTATCATTGGTTAATTATCGTGGTTCCTTGTTGCATACAAAGAAAGCAACTAAGAATAGAGTATTAAATACTCCACCAAACGAAGATAATATGATATTCAATCCTATAACTGGAAGATATGAAGATGCAAGACTATATCAACCATCGTTAGCAACTCTTGAAAATAATTTAAGACTCATAAAAGAAAGTGATAAACTTCTTCAAAGAGATAAAGACTTTATTTTACAATTTGTAGATAAACTAGAAAACTCTATGGGTGTAAATGAAAGAGCTGTAATTGCAGATAACCTTAGAATTACTTTTGGTCGAGCAAGAACAGATTTACAACCTTGGTCTAATTTCAAAGCAGTTGCAGTAGCACAGATGAAATTTGATGTAATGAATGTTTCTGATTATATGGAGACTCAATTAAGAAAAGATGCAGATCTCCTTAAGAAATTAAAACTAGATAATTATATTGATCCAGTATTAGGCCCAGTACAACTACAAGATTTACACGATACATTTATTAAGAATATCGAAAGTAAAAATAAATGGGAAGATAAGATTGCTCCTAAGATTGCTAAAGAATTAAGCGGATTTCTTGCATTAAAGATACCCGTTAAATTAAGGAGTAGAATACATAAAGATGATATTAACGCTTTTTATTTAAGATTTGCTAACAGACTTTCTTTAGCAGATTCACCTGATAGAGACCAGCTTGCTGTCTCATTAGGCAGAGATTTATATAATATGGCTAACTATAGAGGTTCACGTAATGAATGGTGGAAACTAGGTGTCAAGTTACTAGATGACGCAAAAGACAAAGGAATTTATGAAATAGAAACCTTTGGTGTTCAGAAACGTAGAATGAAGAGTCGCTTAAGTAATAATTACTTTGGCCCATATTATGATACATTTGCTGTTAATTTAAGAATCGTAGATCCTCGTATTCAAGAATATGCACAACTAACTCGTAAAGTAGACTTAGGTCTTCGTGTTAGTGTCACAGAAGAAAAGAATAGATTAATAATTAGAGAAGGTTATAAAACATATTTTATTGATAAGGGTATTTTGGGCTATACAGATACTAGAATTCCTATTACTTCTACTAGTAGTTTTAGTGATTTTCCAGTAGAACTTGTTGACAAAACAATGGCAGAAGCCTTAAATTGGTCAGCTAAGACTCAATATAAAATTGATAAAGACTTTTATGACTTTACAAATAAATTAATTAATTTTGAAGATGATAAAGGTAAGGCTCAGTATTTCCATAGCTTAAATCATTATAGAGAATATATAGTACAGCGTGGAGATGCGTATGAGCGTCTTAAAGCAATGCAGTGGTTAAGAGAAAAGGATATTGCTTTTAGTAATACACCATTCTTAGACCACAGAGCTCGTATTTATGAACGTGGATTAATTGGCCCACAATCTGGCGAGACTTTTAGACCATTTTTAAATACAGCAGAATCTAAGTTATTTAGTCGTGAAGAATATAATAATCTTCAAGATCAGATAGGTGGGTTCTTAGGCGGATTAAGCGATACTTTCGAAGGTCGTTATAATTCACTTTCTTTCAGTGGACGTCAGAAAATTGCTGAAACTTGGAAAGCTGATTTAATAAAAATTGGTGACTCAATGCGCAGAGGTAAGCCCCAAGACATACGTAATGTACTCGAGAACGAGTTTTTACAGCGTGTTGATGGCGAGGAACAAGGCAAGGTATTACGTTTTGCCCTGGAAATGTCTAGAATTAATGAATTTTTAGAAGGTAATTTTACAAAGAAAAACCTTGATAAATTATCTGCTTATAGAATCTCACTAGCTCTTGAACAAGATGCCTCTTCAAGCGGAGCTCAAATTATTGCTTTAACCACAAGAAATAAACAATTAGCGGAATTATCAAATGTAGTTCCAACAAACCAGAAAAGAAGACTATACGATGAAATTGCAGCTGCTACTTTTAATGATTCTCGTTTTAGAGAATTAAACTTAAAACTTGGCCTTACAGAAAAAGATTTAAGAAAAGCAGCTAAAGCACAAAACATGGTTACATTCTATGGTGCAGGTGATAGAACAGGAATTATAAACGTTGAAGGTAAATTAGCTAAAGCCTTAAATAAAGAAGAAGGAACATTGGTTGTAAAAGCAGCAGATAGAGAAACTGTACTTAGCGAAATTAGTGCAAGGATGGCAAGGTATGAACAATACGACCCAGAACTCTATTTAGAATTAAAAGCTTTACGGCAAGATGTTAAAGATATCTTTAATAAAGGACTAGTTCCA